AGATATAGTGAATTGTGACCATGATGCAATTGGCAATCAAGCAATTGCATTTGTTGGCACATCTGGCGTACAAATGGGGTGGCTTGCTTCACAGGCGGATATGTTGGCCGAAGACTGGTATTTGGTAAACGAAGATGATTAAAGAACATGGAGGAAGACCTTACAAAATCATAAAGCGTTACTTTCAACAAATGTTCCAGACGGCATGTATTATGAACTGATATATAATGGCGATAAAAACGAATTGTATTTAGACGCATACAAGAAATGGGAAAACGTAAAGTTTGAATTATAGAATTTATGCCCGAAGGCTTAAAACTACGAGAGACACTGTGTACAACTGTTTTGTGAGACACACGTAAAACTGTTTTTTTGGAGGAAGAAATATGTCAAATGCGAATAACGATTCAACAGAACCTACGAATAATCCGACTGAGCCTCAGGACCCGTCACAATCTCAAGCACAACCTCCTGTTATTGATTACGAGAAGTTATCTTCTATCATTGCTGGCAAGCAGTCCGTTACTGAGGATAGCGTGTTAAAAGGCTATTTCAAGCAACAAGGTCTGTCAAAAGAAGAGATGGAGCAGGCAATTACTGCCTTTAAACAGCAGAAAGCAGCAGCACAACCCAATATTGAGCAGATGCAACAGGATATTCAGAGTGCACAGAATGCAATGTTGCAATCTCAGATTGAGAACAAAGCTCTTCTTCTGCATAGTGAGTTAGGGATTGACTTGCAAACTGTTTCCTATGTGCTGAAATTAGCAGATACATCCACAGTGGTAGAAAATGGTACAATTAATGAGGACAAGCTGAAAGAGGCATTAAATAAGGTTCTGGAGGATATTCCGCAGCTAAAGAAGCAAGTAGAGCCAACTGCTCAAGGATTTCGACAAGTTGGGGCGACTCCGCCCTCTAATTCTAGTGGAGAAGCCAATAAACCAACTGTTCCTGTGAAGCGTTGGAACAGATTTAACAACTAGGAGGAATAGACATGGCATTAAATTATGCAGAAGTTTATGAACCAGAACTATTGGAAATTTTAATTCAGGGGACATTAACATCCCCATTTATTACGAGTAATGTGCGTTGGTTAGATGCGAAGACCTTCCACTTTACACAGATGAGCACAAGCGGTTATAAGAATCACAGCAGAAATGGTGGTTGGAACAGAGGAACGTACACACAGACGGATGTACCGTATACCGTAACTCATGACCGTGATGTTGAGTTCCTGATCGACCAGGCAGATGTAGATGAGACGAACAAAACGGCATCCATTCAGAACATTTCTTCAACATTTGAGAAGACATGGGGCGTTCCTGAAACAGATGCATTATTCTTCTCTAAAGTCGCACAGGTCGCACAAAGTGTAGACGGCTATCACTCATCCACTGGAGCAAGCACGTATACTAAAGCTAATGTATTCAGCAAGCTAAAAAGTTTCTTAGCAACAGGCAAATTAAGAAGATATAAGGCTCAGGGCGTGCTGATCATGTATGTGACTTCTCAAATTATGGACTTATTAGAGCAGTCTACAGATTTTACTCGAAAAATCGAGATGACACAGATTGCAGAGGGCGGAATGGGGATTGAAACTCGTGTCACTGAGATTGATGGTGTGCCCATTATGGAAGTCATTGATGACGAGCGTTTCTATGATTCCTTCAGCTGGGAGCCTGAAACTGGTGGATTTGAGCCTATGAAGAAAAGTGACGATGTCACAGGTGCTCACAAAATCAATGTGTTGATTGCCTGTGGTCAGACTTGTAAGACAGTAGAGAAGATTTCTTCTATTTACTTCTTTGACCCAGGTGCTCATACAGAAGGTGACGGATACTTATACCAGAACCGTAAGTTATCCGATGTATTTGTATTCCCGAATGGACGTGATGGGAAAGTAGATTCCGTCTATGTAGACGTAGATACTACAGAAGTCGGAGATACTACAGAAGTAGCTTAGGAGGTGGGTTGATGCCACTTCCTATTTATTTTTTAGGGGAATGTGATATTCCCCTAGAAAAGGCGGAGGATGTGCTGTATACGGCAAGCAGACACATAGACAGTCTGACCTTTAATCGCATCCTTAAAATCGGCTATGAGAACCTCACGGACTTTCAAAAAGAGATTTTAGGCGAGGTCTGTAAGAAGCAAGCCCTATTTGAGTATGAGAATGCTGACTTTATTGGAAGTATTCTATCATCTTATAGTATCAACGGTGTTTCTATGAACCTTGATACAAATGGATGGAACGTGTTTGTACAAAGCGGTGTGATTATGCAGCGTGATACGTATGAAATGCTAAAACAGACGGGTTTATGTTGCCGTTTATGGTAGGAGGTGGGCTTTATGAAGTATCCAAGTCTTGTCCTAGAACGATTTTGCAAGACGCCTGTTAAGGTAATTGCAGAGCAGGAGGGACTCGATAAATACGGTGAATCACTAGATAACTTTGAGTATGAAGGATTCTGTAATTATCAAGATAAAGGAAAAACAGTCCTGACGGCAGAGAAAAAACTCATTCAGCTGTCAGGGGTCGCCCTTTTTACAGGAGATATTTTCCCAGAGCTATCTGTTATCACGAGCGGTGAAATTATCATTCATGGATGCAGTAGACGGATCTACGAAGGGACAAAGGCGAGGAATCCTGATGGGACGGTCAACTATACAAGATTGGATGTGATGTAGTGAAGAATACGAAAATTAAATTAAACCAGCAAAACATTTATTCTTTGCAAGACCAAGCACGAATTGCCTTGGAGCAGACGGCTGATGCCTTGCTTACACAGATTCAAAACGCCGAGATTGTCCCTTTCGACCAAGGTCAGCTTCATTCTAGTGCCTTTTTAGATGTTTCGCAGAGTTCGCAAGGTGTCGTAGAGCTTATATATGCGACACCTTACGCAAGAAGACTGTACTTTCATCCTGAATACAATTTTCAAACGTATGAACATGCATGGGCTGGTGGACTCTGGTTTGAGCCGTGGAGGACAGGTCCATATAAGGATTTTGCACAGAAGACTTTTACACGATTGTTAAAACGTCTGATAAAAAATCAATCAAAAGGGGATAACGACAAATGATACTACTTTTACGAGATGTTAGAGACTATGTAGCCTCTCTAAACATTGCAGAAGATGAAAACTGCTATTGTGGAAAATTGCCTGATAAAAAGCAAAAGTCTATTGGCACCTATCCGCTAACGAAACGGCAAAACTTTAGCATCCCCCTAGGTGGTGTGGAAAATGGCACACATGGCGAAAAGACCATCTCTTTTCTGATTCATTGGAATAAATCCCCCACCGAATCAGAAAAAGCCGCCTTTGCCTTACAGGAAGCTTTAGAAGCGTGTAGAAATGTAACAATTAACCAGCACAAGATTCTTTTCACAAGGCTCAGTTATGATGAACCCATCCCTGTTGCTACGGATGATGATGGCATTTATGAATATGTAATCGAGTGCATTTTTTATTATAGAGAGGAAGAATAAATATGGCAAGTATGAATGGTGTATATCCAGTCTATGAGAACCAATTCAAAATCGGTAAATCAAAAGATGCCGCCACTTCTATTGCAGAAATGGAAAATTTTAGCGTTTCCTTCAGCAATACAACGCAGAATTGGACACCTATGGATCAGAACGGATGGCAGTCTGCATTGACTACGGGAAAAGCCGTGACGATTACGATTAGTGGTAAAAGAAGTGTAGGCGACACAGGAAATGATTTTATAGCAGATAAAGCATTTAAGAGCGGCCAGAACTGTTATGCATATTTTGAATGGGTTTTCCCAGACGGTACAACAGTTAGCTGGGATAAGGCTGTCATTGACGTGAAAAACATTGGCGGTGGTGGTTCGACAGATGTTGGTCCATTAGAATTTGACGTAATCAGCAATGGAGAACCTACAGTAACATCAGCTAGTACCACCAGCAGAAAATAAATAAGGGATATTAGATTTTACTAGAAGTATGAATTTTGCACTTCTGGAAGTATGATTTTCATAAGACAGAGTGTAAATTTCATTCTTCTTACGAGTGTGGAATTTACAAATCGTAATATAGAAAAAATAGAAAGAAAAAAGACAGGCATACCCCTGTCTTTTTTTAATGGAGGAAGAGATATGGGAACAATTTTTAATATTGATAGAAAGTTATCTGCAACGAGAAATCCAATCCTTCAGATTGGAGATGTAGAATTAGAACTCAAATCGAATGCGACAGATATGCTCAAAGTGATTGAAATGATGGGGAATGGTGACGGAATCAAAAGTGCAGAGCAGATTCAAGAAGTATCAGAGATTATATTCCCTGAAAGTTCTTTAGAAAAGCTAGATGCGTTAGGGCTGACTTATAAGGATAGAATGACCGTGTTGACTTGTGCTATTCAGATTATTTCAAATGGCGAGTTGAAGGAGGACGAGGATGACGATGACGAGGGGGAACTAGACAAACCGACCCTGGTTACGACTTAATAGAGGACTGGAATGTCATTGTGGCATCTATGCGAGCACAATATAATCTCAATATGTATGGAGATGAGTTCAGACAGATGAAATGGGTAGAATTTGCCGCACTGCTGTCAGGCATTTCGGCAGAAAGCCCTCTAGGGCGTTTAGTGCAAATCCGCACAGAAACAGACCCTGATATCATTAAACATTTCACAACAGGGCAGAAACGGATTCATGCAGACTGGCAAAGAAAAAAAGCTAATGAAGTTTCTGAAGAAGAGATGGCGGATGTTTTAGCATCCTTTAAACAAGCGTTTCTTTCGATTTCAGGAGGTGTAACGCATGAGTGATTCTACATCTGTTGGAGCTGTTAGTTTTAGCTTGACGCTAGATAGTAGTAATTTACAAGCAGAAATCAGTAGATTGTCGCAAGAGACAGAGTCACAAGTTGGAGATGCCTTATCTGGAGTTCAAGAAGAATTAGCAGATGCGGCAACGAGTGCTGGTACAGAAATACAACGAGCAATGGGCGAAGCAGGACAGTCCGTATCGGATGCAGCACAGCAGATGGCAAATGAAATAGAAATCTGCATGGGCAATACAACAGTTCTTATACGGAACAGTGCGGAGGATATGCAGGAATCTATGAATGATGCTATGGATGGAGTGGGGGGATCTGTAGATGGAGCCATGGAAGATGCAGATAACTCGATAAAGGAAAACTCGAACTCGATTATTGATTCTTTGAAAGGAATCGCAAAGGCGGTTGTTGCTGCATTTGCAATTGACAAAATTATTAGTTTCAGCGAGGAATGTCTTGAATTAGGTTCAGACCTTGCAGAAGTGCAGAATGTTGTCGATGTTACATTTACAACTATGTCTAGCACGATAGATGATTTTGCTCAAAACGCTGCGTCACAGTTTGGTTTGTCTGAGACGATGGCGAAACAGTATGCAGGCACTTTCGGAGCAATGGCGACAGCCTTTGGATTTACGGAAGAACAGGCGGCAAATATGTCTATGACGCTCACAGGTCTTGCAGGCGATGTAGCATCTTTCTACAATCTCAACCAGGAAGAAGCCTACACGAAACTCAAGAGTGTGTTCACAGGTGAAACCGAATCCTTAAAAGATTTGGGCGTGGTAATGACGCAAACTGCTTTAGATTCGTATGCTCTGGCCAATGGATTTGGGAAAACGACTGCAAATATGACGGAAGCAGAAAAAGTATCTCTGCGATACGCATTTGTACAAGACCAACTCGCTACTGCTTCAGGTGACTTTGCAAGAACCAGTGACGGATGGGCAAACCAAGTTAGAATCTTAAATCTGCAAATAGATTCCTTGAAAGCTACGATAGGTCAGGGATTAATTAATGCTTTTACGCCTGTGATTAAGCTCGTAAATGAATTAATCTCTCGTTTGTCTGTTCTGGCAACAAGTTTTAAGAATTTTACTGATGTAGTATTTGGTAAGCAATCTACAGAATCGGGTATATCCGATGCAGCCTTGGCCGCTGATGAAGCAACAGGTTCATTAGATAGTGCGACAGATAGTGCGGATGATTTGTCGGATGCTATTGCTGACGCAGGAGAATCCGCAACGAAAACGGCTCAAAAAATGAAGCAGCTAATGGGATTTGACCAAATCAATAAACTTTCAGACAGCAGCACAGACTCTAGCAGTACGACCGATACGAGTAGTACCCCCTCGACTAGCACAACTAGCACTACAACAAGCTCTAGTAGTGCAAACACGATTACCGATTCAGCAACGGTTTTAGACCCTTTGTCTAAAGCGATAGAGAATCTTATTTCTCGAATGAATGAGCTGAAGAATTTGTTCCTCAGTGGATTTACGTTAGGTCTTGGAGATTTAAGCGTATTTGACAGCATCAAAGATAATATTTCCTCTATCGGAAGTAGTTTAAAGAGTATTTTTACCGATTCAGAGGTAATAAATGCGGCAAACAATCTATCAGACAGCTTAGCTTTAACATTTGGCAAGATAACGGGGTCATTCACTAGCATAGGGGCGACTATCGTTGACAATCTTACAGGAGGAATGGCGAAGTATCTGGAAGAACATAAGGACGATTTAAAGCAATATATTGTGAATATGTTTGATGTCGCAACGGAAATCAGCGACATGGTAGGAGACTTTGCTGTAGCAATTGCTGATATTTTTACTGTATTTCGTTCTGACGATGCAAAAAGTATCACTTCTGACTTTATAGACCTTTTTGCTACTGCTTTTACAAATATAACTGAGCTTGCTGCTAAAGTATTCAGGGATATTGTAGAGTTAATTACCAAACCGATTACAGACAATGCCGATTCTATTAAAAAAGCATTAGAGAATACTCTAGCACCGTTGTCAACAGTTACAGGAGCAATTGCGGATGCCTGGGAAAAAATGTGGGATGGAATCCAAAAACTCTATGATGAACACATTAAGCCTCTTGTAGATAGTTTGGCTACAGGAATTTCTAACTTGATTAGTACGATATTGGATGGCTACAATAAATGGATTGCACCCGTCTTGCAAGCACTTGCTGATGATTTTGCAAGCGTGATGGAAAAACATGTAAGTCCTGCTCTTGATTCTTTCTTGGAGGCAATAGGAAGTATAGTAGATTTAGTGAAAACTTTATGGGAAAACATTTTACAGCCTATTGCAACTTTTCTAGTAGATATTTTATCACCCGTCATCGCTGCATTAGCGGTAATACTGGGGGAGACGCTCTTAGCAGCACTTGCGTTAATTTCAGATGCGTTTGGGCTTTTGTGTGATGCAGTAAAATTGATTGCAGATGGTCTCAGTGGTTTGGTAAGTTTCTTAGGAGATATTCCAGGAGCGGCAAGCGATGTATGGGATGGTATAGTTAATGCGTTCGGAGATGTTGCAGGTTGGTTTGGCGATTTGTTTACAGATGCATGGGATGCAATCACAGGAGCATTTACTGGTGTTGGTGATTGGTTTCAGAAAAATGTTGTTGATGCAATATCGGGCGTTGTAGATGGAGTTAAAAATATTACTATTTCTGTTGGCGGTAAAATTGGAGATACGTTTACGGCAGCGAAAGACGCTTTTGACAATGTGAAGGATAAAACAGCGGAAGTGTTGACAAGTGCGAAAGAGAAAGTGGCAGGGGCGTTCTCTACTATAGCTGATAAGTTTGAAGGGATAAAAGATAAAACAGTTGAAATGGTTGCAAGTGCTAAGGAAAAAGTAGCAGGAGCAATATCAACACTGAAAAATGGTTGGGATAGTGTTGCGGATAAAACAGCAGAAATGAAGGCAAAGGTTGCTTCGACATGGAATGACTTGAAATCAAAATGGAGCGGTATTACGAGCAACATTGCAAATAAAACAGCAGACATGAAAGCGAAGGTTGCTTCGACATGGAATGACTTGAAATCAAAATGGAGCGGTATTACGAGCAACATTGCAAATAAAACAGCAGACATGAAAGCGAAGGTTGCTTCAACATGGAACGACTTGAAATCAAAATGGAGCAGTATTACGAGTAAGATTGCGGGTAAAACAGCAGACATGAAAGCGAAGGTTGCTTCGACATGGAACGACTTGAAATCAAAATGGAGCAGTATTACGAGTAAGATTGCGGGTAAAACAGCAGACATGAAAGCGAAGGTTGCTTCGACATGGGGTGAATTAAAGGCGAAATGGACAAGCCTTTTAGGAAATTTTAAAGACCATACGGTTAATCTAAGCTTAAAGATAGCAAGCACTGCAAAAGGCATTAAAGATGCAGTGAATGATATTATTGATAGTGTAAATAAGAATTTGATTGCAAATATTAAATTTACAGTTCCAAATTCTATACCCGTAATAGGCGGAACTACCATTGGACCTCCAGCCAACATTCCACATTTGGCAGAAGGCGGTTTTGTTAAAGCGAATACTCCCCGTTTAGCTGTCATTGGTGATAACACTCGTTATGGCGAAATCGTTGCCCCTGAAAACAAGTTGGCAGCAATGGCTAAGAAAGCAGCAGAAGGAGCTAGTTCTGGAGATTTAAGTTCTGTGTTAGAATTATTAAAGCAAATTATTAAGCTTTTGCAGGCTTTAGACCGTCCTATTTATCTGAATGGGAAGAAGATTACGCAAAATACAATCAATGATATTAACCAGCAAACTCGCTCAACTGGAAAAAGTCCATTGCTCATATAATTATCTAAGAAAACATTAAATTAAGGGTTAAGGGCATGAAGGCTTTTAATGTATAAAGAGGTGTAACATGGCAATATTAACATGTTCTGGAAAAACAATGCCTTGTCCCATAAGTATTAAATCGGGAGATGAAATCATCTGGTCGAGCAATACTGGCAGAACAAGTACAGGCAAAATGGTTGGTGATGTGGTAGCAGAGAAGAAAGATATTGAAATCGTCTGGGCATATCTTCGAGATTCGGATATCAAGAAAATAAAGGCAGGGATGCCAGTTGGATTTTTTAAAACGACTTTTTATGAAGCTGGCGAAGAAATCACATTTACAGGTTATCGAGGGACCATCACCAAAAATGATATTGGTAACATAGGAGATGGACTCGGACATTGCTATGACAGCGTATCTGTGTCTATTGTGCAGCAGTAAGTGAGAAAAGAGGTGAGAAAATGTATGATGCAAGTGATGAATACATAGCAGAAATTAATAGCCAAAGTCGACGTTTTGAAGCAAAAATCTATGAAGATAATACAGAGCTTGAGAGCACAGTGACAAGTTGTACTGTGCAAAAGTATAGCTCTACTGGCGAGGATATTACAATAGGTTCTGCCTTTTCTGCACAGTTAGAAATGACTGTTATCACTAATGTTGTCTTAAAATCTCGTGAAATTACGCTGTCTACAGGCTTGAATGATGAGTTCGTTCCTGAAGGGCATTTTGTAATTACGCAAGAAAAAGTCAAATCAGGCATTAAAACGGTGACAGGCTATGACAAGATGTATATAAATGGCTCTAAAACATTTGCTCTACCTTTTTCATCATCACCCATTACGCTTTTAGATATCGCTGCATTACTTGCAACACAATTAGATACTGAATTCGACAGTTCTTGCATCACTAATCTATCAGACAATGTTAGTATCGATTTTTCTGTTCTTGCTACTAATCAGGACGTGTCAGACTCTGAAGAAGATACTGATACAACACAGCAACTAGATGCTAATACACTTATTGAAATTGGCACTGTGCAAGAAACATGTGGTTATATTGCAGGATTGATTGGGCGAAATGCTTATATTGACAGAGATGGCAAATTGACATTTCAAGCGTTCTCTGAATCAGGATATCATATTGACGCTGACCGAACAGGGGAAGTAGATATTGATTCTACTGCACGAGTAATTAATCATTTAGAATGTAATATAGGCAATGAGACAATTACCACAGGCGATGATTCAGGCTATCTTTCTATGACTAATCCCTTGATGACACAAGATAGGCTGTATGATATAGCGAACAAGCTAGAAGGATTCACCTATTTTGGGGCTACTGTCCCAATTTTGTTAGGTGATAATCGAATAGACCCTTGGGATATCATTATATACGAATCTGATGATGGGAACGCTAAAATCTTGTGTAGTGATATTACACAAACGTTCGACGGCGGACTTCAAACAGACATTACCTCATATGCTCTTTCAGAAACAGAAGAGGGTTCTATCAAAGGCCCTCTTCAGTCTGCGTTAGAAACACTCTCAAAGACTAGCAACAAGATGATTGTTAGCGTAGATATCGTCTTTGCTCAGTCGCTATCCCCAACAACCCCTCCCACTGTCGGCTGGCAGACGGTCGCTCCCACGTGGGACGATGGCGTATATATGTGGCAAAAGACTGTTACAACATATGCAAATGGCAGCATAGAAGAAACTGACCCGATATGCCTGTCAGGTGCAGTAGGACAAACTGGAAAAGGTGTAAAAGGAATTAATGAGCTGTATTATAGTTCAGAATCCGCTACAGAACTAATTGATGGCGAATGGTCACTTGAATCGCCAGCGTGGCAAGAAGGCAGATATATTTGGACGAAGTCGGTAACGTATTATACAGATATGACTAGCACGGAAACGACACCTATCTGTACATCAGGGCAGAAGGGTCAAAATGGTGCAGATGGGGAGGATGCTACACTACTGCGGATAGATTCGTCAAAGGGAACGGTATTTAAAAATTCGAATGTATCAACTGTGCTATCTGTTACGATATACAGAGGTAAAGAGAGAATCACAGACATAGATAAACTGCACGAGGTTTTCGGTCAAAATGCGTACTTGGAATGGTCTTATCAACGACTTGATGAAGATAGATATGGGGTTATGTTAGCAACAGATAGTAGATTATCAAAAGACGGATTTGAGCTAACGATAACCCCCGATGACGTGGATGTAAAAGTCAATTTCGTGTGTGAGTTACACACGGACAGCTGATTAGAAAAAGGAGAAAAATATGGCAATTAAATCAACTGACCAGATTACAATTTTAGACATAACAGACGGTTATTCCGCTGGGCTAACAAGTGAGTCTTATACATTCGTAGGAGGAACTGGAGGCGTGGCATCTGGTGCAACATGTACAACACAAGCATTCATGTTCTGCGGTTCGCAGGCGTGTACAGCTGTTACAGTTGGTACACCCACTTGCCCGACTGGGATTAGTGCAACTGTTACCAATAACGGAACAGCAAGCCCGACCATAACTTTTAAAACAACTGCGACTGTTAGTGTTGCTTGCGAAGCAACGATTCCAATTTCGGTAAATGATGTAACAATCAACAAGAAGTTCTCATTTGCTGTAGCCAAAACGGGGGCTACAGGGGCAAAAGGTGATAGCGTTACGATTTCAAGTACAGTGACAGAATATCAAGTTGGAACGAGTGGTACAACCGTTCCTACAGGCACGTGGTCAACTTCAGTTCCTAGCGTCGGCACTGGGAAATATTTATGGACTCGAACTACTGTAACATATAACGGCTCAAACGGCTCTACTGTGAGCTATTCAGTTTCCTATCAGGGTACAAATGGTTCAAACGGAACGTCGCCAACGGTAAGCAGCACCAAAAATGAATATCAGCAGTCAACAAGTGGTACAACTGTTCCTACGGGCACATGGTCAACTACACCGCCAACAGCAACCGCAGGCTCTTATATGTGGACGAAAACAACGGTAACATATAGCGATAGCAAGACAGCTGTGAGTTATACTGTGTCTAAGAATGGAACAAACGGTTCAAATGGTGCAAGTGCTATACGTGTAGAAATTACATCAAACAATGGGAATGTATTCAAAAATAACAGTGGTTCTATCACATTGACTGCACACGTGTATTCAGGAGCAACAGAGGCGACAATCTCAGATGCTGGGGCAGTAACTGGAGCAACAACAGGCACTATTAAATGGTACAAAGGAGACCCTGGAACGGACAGCACCTTAACGGCAATAGCAACTGCAAAGACGCTAACCGTCTCAGCTTCTGACGTTCTCAATGCACAGCTCTATACTTGCCAGCTAGAATAATGGCAAGGGAGGGATAATAATGGCTAAAGCAAGGGCAGAAATTACACTGATTAAAGTAATTGATATATCGAGTGTTACACGGTATTACCTGTTGCAATCCAGTACACTGTCAGCTCCTAGTAAGCCTACCAAAAATCCGCCCACTGGCTGGTCAACAACAGAGCCTACTTATTCATCAGGCAGTACAAATTCTTTATATACTGTAGAATTGACTGTTTTTTCTGATGGTACTTGGTCATATTCAGACGTATCATTAAGCAGTTCTTATGAAGCTGCTAAGACGGCATACAACAAGGCTCAAAACGCTGTTGATTCTGTGAACAATCTCAATATTAGTGGAAGGAACTTATTTTTAGGCACAGAAAACTGCGATGGAGATGCATGGTTTGGGGCAAATAGACTTGCTTGTTCTGACTCAGATTCAAATGTGACTTTTTTTAAGCTTGTTGTAACTTCTTCTGACTCGTTTAAACGCTATATAGCTCAATAAATCACTGTCGTTGAGGGGAAATCATATATTGCGTCAGCACTTGTACGAAAAAACACTGACGAAGATGTAAAAATTCGCTTTCGATTTGACAACTTAAGTTTAAATTCTTCTGTTACAATTACAAGCAAGGAATGGGTACGTGTAGAGTTTTCCCCTCTCGTAGCAACATCGAGCCGTGTTGAATTTGTTGTTTTTGCAGGATATGCGGGACAAGCGAACGACAGCGATGATAGTTCCGTTGATATCGCATACATCATGGTAGAAGAAGCAAACAAAGCGTCTGCTTGGTCGCCAGCACCAGAAGACACTCAAAAAACTATTAAAGTATTACAGGATACAAGCGATTTATTGAGCCAGTACGCAAGCAGAAATGAAAATATCATCGTAAATGGGGACGGTAGCTACAATGATTTGACTGGATGGAATAAAAATAAAGATTACACTGGTGAATCATTTGATAATACTGACGTACCAGATGGCTGTTATGGAAGCTTTTATCAAGCATACACAGATTACTATCCGTTTTCCTTTTCAAATGGTGAAATATATGACATATCGTTTTGGGCTAAAAATGCATCAGATAGCACTGAAAAAGCATATTTCTCAATTGCAGCGTATCTACGTGATAAGAAATTGCTTTCAAGTGTTGATGTGCGATACGTAGGATTGACAAAACTTGCAAAAGATTTAAACGCGGGTGATACAATATTGTACGCAGAAGATTTGTCGAAATGGAATATCGAAAAAGCAAATTCATATTCATATTGGAGATATGTTGGATTTCATAACTACACTGATTCGACAGGATATACATACCCAGTTGGCATTGCAAGGACAAGAGTTACATTTTCGAATGGAAGTGCAATCAACAAAACGGATAATACAGTTACATTAAGCTCAGCTTGGAAAGGTGACACTGTTCCGTCAGGAACGTATATTGCACAGCACTATGCTGCTTCAGCATACGTGTATCTAGGGCTAACAGGTCAAAAAGCACCAGCTGACTGGACATACTACACAGCAACATTGTCAGCTGATAAGGACCAGCGTTTAAAATATGCAAATTATCTCGTGTTTAATTATGATCTTAATACTGTTGCGAAAATAGCAGGGCTTACAGTCAAGCGACAAGCAGTCACAAATGCACAACTTGCTGAAACGAACAAGGCTGTTGACAAAGCTCAATCTACTGCGGATGGCAAAAATTCAGCGTACTATCAATCAACAAAACCGAGTTTAACTGGTAATAAAATCAATGATATTTGGTTTGACACTGGCAATGATTGTAAGATGTATTACTGGGATGGGTCGGAATGGAAAGAAAAACAATTTGGGACTAGTGCAATCGCTAACCTTGCGATTACAAATGCTCTCATCAAGAATCTTGATGCTGCCAAAATTGCAACAGGATATTTAGACGCAGCACGAATAGCAGCAGAGAGTATTACAGCAGAGAAGCTTAACATAGATGATTTATCTGCACTGAAAGCCAAAATTGCAAATTGGATTATTGCTGCTTATCAGATATATCTTGATATGACAGGGCTCGGCATGGGATACGCTGGACTTAATGCAGAAAGTTTTGTGGGAGAGCAAGACCCAGAGGCGATTACAAAAGAGGCAGTATTCTTCGTAGGTGCAAAAAGCATAGACGGAGGTGTAACGGCTAGTTCTTGCAATTTTGCGGTTACACCAGACGGACGAATATATTCAAAAAAGCTAAACATATCTGGTGGTGTTGATTTTGGCGATTACTCGCTAATTGATGATGATGGGACTAGAAATTTTGCTATGTTGGATGATTTTGAAGATTCGGGGTGGATTACTCCGACATTAAGCGATGGAGCTACACATTACTCTGGCACTCCTGTTAGATATCGCAAAAAGGACGGTGTGATATACGTAGCAGGAGAAGTAGCATTGTCAAACGCTACCTCATCATCTTATGCTCTGTTTACGCTACCAAGCGGATACAGACCCAAGAATCGTGTAAGATGTGTCAATACCGCATCTGGAAAAAGAATTAGTCGTTGGTATATCAAC